GCCGCCGTGGAGAAGGCCGTCGAAGAGACCGATTTCGAGAAGCAGGACACCCCCGGCCAGGCCTTCATCAGCCTGCCCAATTCGGCACTGGAAGCGGTGTCGTGCGGTGTCGGCCTGCGTACCGACAAGCCCGAAGACTATGTGCTTCTGGCTCATCGCGGGGTTGTCACCCCGTTCCTGACCCGTGACCATGCCAGCCCTGCGGAGAGCCTGGCGGTGATCGTATACACCCGTGAAGCCTATCTGGCGGATCCTGAGGTGGCGGCCGATCGCGTGGAGTTCGATCGTATTGATCGGATGGAGCCCGAGGTTACGCACGTGATGGTCGCCGTGTTGGCGTCCACCGGGCCGCGCCCGCCTCGAAGCCCTGAGCGCCTGGTTGCGTCAATGGGCGGAGAGAACAAGGAGTTCGACTATATCACCCATGTCGGTGGTGGCGTCGGCGGCGGCACACTTCGGGCCAAGGTGAATACCGCGTGGATCAAGAAGATCGCCGGTATCCGCGACATCTGCAAGGAGTCCATCGAGTACCATCGCAAGTACGCGGTGGTCGCTGACAAAGAGGTGTGATTTTGTTACGAGTAGACTGATCTTCAACGTAGAGCCCACCGCCACATTCATAACCCTTATCAGGGCAAGCAGGTAAATCTACGGCCGACCGGTTAACGGCACCCCGCACGCAAGTGCGGGGTGCCATACTCATTCTCGTGTGTGCCTCTTTTACGCTATACCGAGAGCGCAGCTAGGATTTCTTCCGGATCCACTTCAGTGATCTCCGGCACTTCGATACCTTGGACAGCGGCCATGACACCGCCTGGTACGAGATCCACGACACTGGCGTTGATCATTCGCATAGCGACCAACGACGCGAATGTTAATGCATGCGCGAAGTCATCAGGACGCGCTGGATTACGTAGAAAGCGCCGTGAGGTTAGACCGCCGGTTTCGACGATCTCCTCGTATGGGCTCAAGAGGTCTTGCGTGTAGAGGCGGAACTCGTCCTTCGGTGGGAATCGGATTTTACCGTACTTGATAGCCATGAACATCAGCTCAAGCGCGGTAGTCTTATCCACGGTCCAACGAGGGTGCCCGAGGAAAGCGTTGTAACCGAGTAGCTTACCTTGCCGGACGTACATGATCTGTACCACAGGTAGGCCGTACTCCTTTTCCAGCAGGATGTTCTTGTCGAAGCCCATACCGAAGTCTCCGGCTAGCATCTTGCACCCGTAGAACCGGTGGGCCTTAGCGATTTCCATTAGCACTTCGTCAGGGTCAAATCCGATGAACCGTTTGGCCCAGAGCACATCGATCTTACCGTCGGGTTTGATTCCGATGATCGTGTGGACAGTGAACGAGTCATGTTCCGCCACACCCCAGTCCACGCCACCGATAGTCATCGCATAGTTGTACCGGTCTTTCTGCAGCCGGGTAATGCTAGGCAGTATGCTAGCGCGATCGATATCCGCCTGTGTGATGATGCGGGCACCCAGCGAACAGCTGATCCCGAGGATTTCCTGCAGAATGATGGGCAGCGGAAGGCGCATAACCTTACGCACTAAGCCACCCCACTTTAATGGGTCTTCTACGACGAACGGCACGACGATCTGCGGGATATGGAATCCGCGGAACAGATCATGCCGATCACGCCATGCGGGAACCCACTCGCCGTCACGTACATTGATTTTCTTGCCGCAGTTCACACAGTGGACGCCGTCGGCATGAATCATCTCCAACACTTTACCGTCAAGATTTGGGATGTTCCAGAACCGCCCGGCTTCACCGCTGACGCAGTCACAGGGCATTACCCATTCGCACATCGAGCTGTCCTGCCATAGGGACTCGATAGTGTTATCGGAGGTCTTCGCCGTACCGGTGAACCTTCGAATACCCCAGTCAGACGCAGTGAGCGACTCCGAGATAATCGGGATGTTGTCCACGAGCTGGTCCTGGATCTCGTCGAAATCGATCCTGTCCGCGAAAATACCACGGGCACGGTCAGACGAGGTCTTGGCGTACGTCAACTGGATACCGGAGCCATTCGCGAACGATTGGTGATGCACTGCTTTGACGATGGGAGAGTCTGACAGACCCTCACATTCGGCAGCTTGCAGCTGTACCGCCAACGGGCACGAGTTGATGGCTTCTTTCAGGTACAGCGTGCTGTACCGCGATGTTTGAGCCTCCAGTGGAGCAACAAACAATAACTGCATATGATCAACAGTGAGCAGATCCATTATCTCTGAACGAGAGAGATTCATTGACTTACCCAGCTGACGACCACACATAAAGATGGTGTCAGGTGCGTAATCAGCCGAGTACATTTCTCGGAATTGAGGGTGATTTTCCAGTGAATATGGTGCCCCACGAACACGAAATAGCAGTGGCAATAAGTCCGCTCGGTGTACCTGTGACATTGCGTCCAGGACTGCCGGTCTTTCTGTTAGAGCTTTAAGCTCGCCTATTTCGGAGGTAGCCATGATAGGATTCGTAGTTGTTTGGTCTCAAGTACTGGACGAGACAGTAAGCAACGTAGTACACTACTTCAGACAGTTGAATGAGTATCTGTGTGTTGACTATACACAGATTCTCGATCAAGTCAACCCCAAGTTGCACTGAAGGAGTGAAAAAATGAGTATAAATCATTCAAGCGTCGAGTATCGACGCATACGTAACGTCCGCACAGGACGTCGGTCATTATGTTGCGGAGGCCGAGATGGTCTTCCGGATCTTTCTGAGACAGCACTTCCCCGGCTGCAGAAGGGTCAATTACTATCGCATGAACGGGGTCAAAAACGAATGAGGGTTTGGGTTAAAAACTATGCTTGAGGCCATCTTGGGGGTCTCTTGGATCTACCTAATGTACCGGGTAGGCGTGATTCAATCGCGGCAACGCGATGTTCTTCGTAAGGTCTGTGAAAAGACAGACGAGGAACTACCCCTTCAGTCAGACACAGCGCAGCTACAAGCTGCATGAGGAGAATAAAAATGCTAATCGGTGCACTGTTACTGGGAGCCGGAAGCTTGATTATGATCCAGAAAGCTAACTCGCAAATAGACTTTGCGGTATCGCTCCTGAACCAGCGGCGAACAATCGCCAAAACTGGTATGAATACGAGTACGGAGACGGATGAGACTGCCAATCCACCCGACTCCACTTACAATGAACCAATACCTGAAGCCGAAGACATGTCGGTGTAAGGCGCTAAATACAAGGAGGTCACATGGACTTAGCGAGAGCCGGAGGTAAATTCTTCATAGGGGCCACCCTCGTGATGGCTGCGCTCGACGGCGCATTAATCCCGTTGTTACTCGCCGGTGGTATCGGGCTCTGGGCAGCGAATCGCAGCCATACGTTGTCCGCGGACAGTGCAGACTTGATTAACGAGAGTACATTCCACGCAATTGAGCAGTGGGCAGCGGCCAAGGTTGATGAGAAAACCGGCCGGATGTTAGGGAAGGAAGAGCAGGATGAGCGGCGTACAACCGCGAAGGCGTTACTGGCCAAGCTGGAAAAACAGCATAAATTAGACACGCAAGGCAATGCCACGCTCAGGGGTATTCTAGGGGTAGGTGCGTTTGCCGCGCCGCTTCTAGGGCTCGGATACGTAGCGGGAACATTCGCGGCGGAACACGCCAACGACAAAGAGAGAGCTCAACTGCACGGCGCAGTACCCGACGAGGCTGTCGAGGATTCTGAATAACCAGAATGAACAAGGAAGCAACATAACATGGACGACAAAAGAAAACGACCAACGTCGCTCGTAAACGACGACCCGTTCGCCGCTGTGCGGATGGAAAATATCCAACGAGAGGGTGTGAGGACCGACAAGTACTATGTCGCAATCCAGAAACCCGACTCCGAGGAGTTCACAGACATACCCGGTGTAGGCGCAGTCCACTCTGAGGACTATCAGCTGGTCACCAACCAGGCGGTGCACGATCTCGCACTGGAAGTTATCAGCACAACCGGGATGGACTTCCGGCATGTTCCTTCGTTCGGCGAAGGGCATAGTCAGCCCATCATGTGGAACGGACATCGCTTCTGCGAGCGTTGGTTCACTGAGGACGTGAAGGTGGACGCCCCAGGCGCAGGCGGCGGGCATTTCGCCCTCGGCTTGCAAGTGGAAAACTCGTACGGCGGCAGCTCCTCAGTGAGCTTCTCGTTCTTCGGGATGTATCTTCTGTGCTCGAACCAGTTCCATTCCGGGAACCTGTTCAGCGCAGAGCGGTTCCCGCATGTCTCCGCCTCCAAGGGTGGGGATCTACACGCGGACCTCGAATGGGCCAAGAGTCGGTTAGTCGCGCAGGCGGAGACGTTTGGGAAGATTCAGCCGCAGCTTGACTTGCTCGCTGAGACGCGTGTAGAGGGTGTACGCGGGTTCTTGGACCTGCGCCGGCGTATGCATGCCGAAACGGGTGTGAATACTCGTGACCGTATGTGGTTGGACGAACTCTCGGGCCAGGGTATCAGCAATACGCTGGAGCTGCCCCACGATACGTACGGCGAGGTTGAGTCCTACTGGGCGCTATCCAACGCCTATACTGCATTGACAACGCATGCCGTTGGCGGCATACAGGGGGCTGCACAGTCTTCTCGTGTCGTGGATTGGATGCTTGATGACGCTAAGCGCCTCAAAGAGGCTGCATAAACCTGACAATGACGTCCTCGTCCCACCGGAGAAATCCGGCGGGCGGGGACCTCTATCTTGTATACAAGACTTCCCTTTAGCTATTGGAGAAATATGAGAGCAACACTGTCATTACGCCTTGAAGATGAAAACATCATGCAGGATAGGACGCTACTGGAGCTAACACTGGATACAGACGCAGAGTCATTCCAGGACACACTCAAGCGACTTATCGCCCAACAGATGCCAACATTCCTACCAGCCGTGTTTGCACAACACGCAGAAGCGGTGGAAGAGAAAGCGCGGATCGCCGCACTAGAGGCTGATAAGTCGACGGAGGAGTCGCCGGATGGGTCGGACGAAGCGCCGCCTCAGCCCGAGGGCTAAATGTCGTGGCTGCGGAGAAACCTACCCACGCGCTGCATTCTTACCAGACGCTGATGGGCTGTTAACGGCCCGTATTTGCACTGACTGCCGTACAAAGCGAGAAGAGAAATACGATTGGGCTTATGCTTTGTACCGGCGGCTGGTGTTAGTCACCCCCAAGCGAGATATCGGTACAAACCTAACGCCTACGTCGATACGAATCATCGCAGCAGAGCAGTTAAATATGTGCGTGGTTACTGGTACGATGCTCACATTGCCGTCGGGTGAGTTTGCTCACGGAGTGACGATACAGGGTTGGGCTGAAAGGTCTAATCAGACTGAAGCCCAACGCCGGACACTGCCGGCCCTGATGCGCGTGACAGCATGCGCTAAATGGGAGCTTGGGAATGTTGTACTCGTAACCCAACGTGTTGCAGACATGTTTAAGGACTTTGATGATCTTATGACGGCGCAGAGCTTCTGCCGTGAGTTCATTGTACGAGAAGTGGCGGCGATGACGCCAGAACAGATCTACGAACGGATGATGATCGATGATAACGAAACAAAAACTTAAGCCGCACGTCTACATGTTTGTGGACGGAGCTGCATCGCAACGCGATGATATCGGCGCATACGCCACGCTGCTGGTTGCAGCCAACAACGAGCAACGAAAGCTGCTCATGGGAACTCAGTGCCCTACCACAATCAGCCGCATGGAGCTGGTGCCAATTATCGAGGGGCTACGTTGGTTGCGATCCAATTGGAGTAAACACCAGAGCCAGATGATCGTCCGCGTGTACTCAGACTCAGAGTACACGGTGAAGACACTGTGCGGGCTATACCCACGACAGAAGAACACGGAACTTTGGGCTGCGCTGGATGATGCAGCGAAGAAGTTCACGATGCAGTATATATGGCGTGAGCGGAACACGTTACCACAGACAGAGGTGGTAGACGGGGTCTGTAGCAACCTACGGCGGGCGAATAAGCGCTTGCTAAATGAGTACTTCGAAGACTACCTTAACCCAGTTGGGGTGGTACCAAAAATGCCACTCCCAACAGACGAAGGAGACGACACCTAGAATGACGAATGAGAAGCTGATTACAATCGTACACACCGCTGATCTACATTACGGCTATCGCCAGTATGGTTTCGCCGAGCGTGAGCAGGATATGTACGATGCAGGCTGGCACATAGTCGGCCAGGCTATAGATATGAAGGCAGACGCGGTCTTACTGTCCGGGGATACCTTCGACATGCAGAAACCACCAGCGGCCGCTGTGAAGACCCTGCGTGACCAGGTAAAGCGACTAAATGATGCCGGCATCCCGGTGCTCGGGATTGATGGTAATCATGATGCAACACGCGGCGCATGGTTGGATGTATGTGGCGTCCAGTCTATGGACAAGCGCATACTAGATATTGATGGTGTGCGTATAGGCGGGCTCGCCTATCGCCGTCCGTCAGTGCTACTCACGGCCTTGCCTGAATGTAAACCCACCGATGGTGTCCCCGTAGACATTTTGATGATTCATCAGGCGGTTAGCGAGTTTGCTGACTTCTCTGAGGGTGATCTGTCTGCCACGGATATGACACCTGTGCTACGTG